ATAACGCAAGAAAAGCTAAAAGATTGGCTTTCTTATGATTCTAAGACTGGTCAATTTTTAAGAAAAAAATACCAATTAAAATCTAATAAAGTTGGTGGATTAGATTCTCATGGCTATTTAGCCATTGGTGTTCAAGGAAAAATTTACAAAGCACATCAACTTGCTTGGTTGTACCATTATGGATCGCATCCAAAAGGTCAAATTGACCATATTAATTGCAATAGGCAAGACAATCGTATTGAGAATCTAAGAGATGTAGATGCAACAATTAATGCGTTAAATAGAAGCTCTGCAAAAGGCGTATATAAGCACTTTAATAAATACAGAGCAAGAATTAAAATTAATGGCAAGCACTTGCATTTAGGATTGTATGACAGCGAAGATTTGGCGAAACAAGCCTACCTAAACGCAAAAAAACAATATTTGGGTGAATTTTATGGCGATCAGTAGAATTACATTTGGGGAATGGACTCCAGACCAGCCTGGCATTACTAATGGCTTGCAAAGGGCAGAAAATGTCTTTTCCAAAGCCGTAGGATATGGCCCAATACCAACCATTGTTGATTATTCTGGAGCAGCATCGGAAAACCTTAACAATGTAGTGGCAGCCAAAACAACTGCTGGCGCTGCTTTGGTTTTTGCTGCTGGCAGCACTAAGTTATTCAAATTAGATAGCGCAGACTTATCGCTAGATAATGTATCTAAGTCAGGTGGCTATAGTACCGCAACAGGTGAAAGATGGAGATTTACCCAATTTGGTAATGTGCTTATAGCCGCAAACGGTCAAGCTAAATTACAAGGATTTAATGTTAATAGTTCCTCTCTTTTTGCTGATTTAGCGGCAGATGCTCCTGTTTCTAAGTATGTAACGGTAGTGCGTGACTTTGTTGTTTCCGGCAATGTGCAGTCTAGCAATCCAAATCGAGTGCAATGGTCGGCTTTGGGCGATGAATCTAGTTGGACTGCAAGCGCAACAACGCAAGCAGACTTCCAAGACATTCCTGATGGCGGTTCAGTTGTTGGCGTAACTGGTGGAGAGTATGGGCTTGTTTTAATGGATAGATCAATCCATCGTATGTCCTATGTTGGTAGCCCTCTTGTGTTCCAGTTTGACAATATTAGCCGTAATTTAGGATGCTACGAGCAAAACTCAGTAATTCAGTATGGCGGCACTACCTTCTTTTTGTCTGATGACGGTTTCTATGCTTGTGACGGTCAAAATGTAATCCCTATTGGCAATGAGAAAGTAAATCGTTTCTTTTTTGATAATGCAGATGAAGGTACATTGTATTTAATGTCTGCTGCTGTAGATCCTGCTAAAAAGCTCATTATTTGGGCTTATGCTTCTAACAACTCGGCAACTGTAGATAGCTTACTAATCTACAACTTCCAGACCCAAAGATGGACTAGTGGTACAACTACTGTTGATCGCATTGCAAGCTCATCTACACCAGGTGTAACTTTAGAAGGTTTGGATGTTTATGGCAGTTTAGAATCAATCCTAACATCGTTTGATAGCAGGTTATGGCTTGGCGGTAAATTGCAATTGGCTGGTGTAAATGGTACAAAAATTGTTACATTTAGCGGTGCTAACGCTACTGCATACATAGAAACAGGCGATATAGAGATACCTGGCAGCACTTCCGCTATTACTATGGCCAAACCTATTGTAGATAACGGCTCTGCTAATGTTTCCCTGCTTTCTCGTAGATTGTTAAATGAACAGGTAATTTTCCCATCGCAGACGGCAGCAGACTCAGAAAACCGTGTAAGTATTCGTGGCGTAGGTAGATACCATAGGTTACAATTAACACCTACAGGAAGCTGGACTTCTACCGTTGGAACTGATATAGATTTAAATGGACTAGGAACTCGATAATGTTTAGACGATTACCGCCTTTTGGTGGAGATCAGCGTTCTGTCGCTGAAATCGTTAATGGCATTATGGATGGCAAAACCAACAATACCGGCACAGTAACATTAGCAACAGGTAACGCAACAACAACTACCCTTACAGATGCTCGTATTGGCGTAAACTCAGTAGTAACCCTAACTCCATCTAGCATGACGGCTTCTGCTAGTTATGTCCCTTATGGATCGTTTCAAGATTTAAGCGATCAGACAATAGCTAGTACAACTACTGCTTACCCAATGGAGTTTGATACATTAGACTTTGCTTTAGGAATGTCTATCGTAGATGGATCTAAGATTAAAGTAGATTATTCTGGTTTATACAACTTTCAGTTTAGCTCTCAATTTACTAATACAGACTCTCAGATACAAGATATTAGTATTTGGTTTTCTAAAAATGGCGTAAATATTCCAAACTCTAATGGTGAGTTTACGATTACAGAGCGACATGGGTCTATTGATGGGTCAATCATTGCTACATTTAATTTATTTATAGAGTTAGCAAAAAATGATTATGTGCAGATTAACTGGAGAGCTTCAAATACTGCGGTATCTATGCAATACATTCCAGCTCAAACAAGCCCTACAAGGCCAGGTACTCCATCTGTAATTTTAACTGTTTCTTATGTTTCACCTAACGCATTTACAACAAACTTATTTGCAGATGCTTTTGTAAGCTCTATAACAAACGGAAGCGCAACAATTACTCATCCAGCTAATTCTGTAGCTGGTGTAACTTATAAATATGTAATCGTAGGATAAAGGAAAAAATCATGGCCGTTCAATCATCAACAACGACATCTAGCGTTGACCCAGCATTACTCCCATACCTTACACAAGGCTTGGAAAGGGCAGAAAGCCTATTTCTTACTGGGCAACAACCCCAGTTCTTTCCTGGCCAAACCTATGTAAGTCCGTCTGCTGCTACTACTGATGCTCTTGCCCAGCAGGAAGCCATTGCTCGTCAGCAAAATCCTATGCTCCAACAAGCGCAGCAGGCTTATCAAAGTTCGTTAAGCGGCATTGGTCAAACTGCTGGCGGTGGGTTTTTAAACTCAAACCCATATCAAGCTCAAATGATGCAGGCAGCTACACGCCCATTAGAGCAAGCATTTAGCCAACAAGTATTGCCAGGCATCTCTAGTCTTTACTCCAAATCAGGTCGTTTGGGATCTGGTGCAATGGAACGAGCTTTAGGTACTGCTACGGAAGGTTATGGTCGTGCATTAGGCGATATTACTTCCAACATTGCAGGCACACAGTACCAAGCAGAGCGTGGGCTTATGCAACAGGCTCAACTAGGTCAGGCTGCATTGGCTCAAGCCGCACCATCTATTTATGGTCAGCAATTCCTACCTTCTCAAGCATTAAGTCAGGTTGGCGCACAGCAAGAGGCTATTGCTGCACAGCCGTTGCAAGAAGAAATGGCTCGATACCAATTCGGTCAGCAACTACCATACCAACAGTTGCAAGGTTATTTATCCTCAGTATATGGATCGCCTATGGGAGGCTACGGCACACAAACTACTCAGCAACCTATGTATCAGAACAGAACAACCAATGCCTTAACAGGCGCAGTAGCAGGTGGAGCATTAGGATATGGACTAAATAAAGCATTTGACTTTGGATCGCCATATCTTTCTACAGGCGCTGGCGCTGTTGCAGGTGGATTGCTTGGTGGTTTTGCTTAAAGGCTGATATGGAACTTAATAGACTCCAATCTGCTAGGGTTGTTGGTTATGGGCCTGAAAATGAGCCTATTTATGGCTATGTATTTGAAGATGCAAAAACAGGTGATTTGTACGAAAGTATGTCTAGTGCAAATTATGATTCTGAGGGGATGATTTCCTCTTATAATTATCAACCAGGAAATCTAATTGCAACTG